TGAGACCACTTGTAACTACTTACCCAATAAGTGGTTCAGGTAAAACTATTGAAGTTCCTGTGTACCCAACAATTAGTGCTTCAGCAGTAAACGAAGCATCTGATTTATCAAACACAGCAGTAAACCCTACTTCAGCTACTATCACAGCTTCTGAAGTTGGTGTTATGACAACATTAACTGACTTAGCTAGAGATTCAGCTAGTAGAAATGTTGGTGCTGACATTGGTAAATTATTCGGTGAAGCAATCGCTAAAAAAGTTGATACTGATTTAGCAGGACTACTTGATGACTTTGCATCTGCAAACGATCAAGGTGGTGCTGGAACAGAATTGACTGCTGACTTGCTTTTCAAAGCACAAGCTATTTTAAGAAGTGCAAATGTACCTGCACCTTACTATGCTGTGTTTCACCCTAAAGCTACTTTCAATTTAAAGAAAACTTTAACACAACCAGCTTACACAACTACAAGTTCTGGTTATGCAATTTCTGAAATTGGAAATGAAGCTTTAAGAAATGGATATATCGGTAGAATTGCTGGTATTGATATTTTTGAAAACGCAAACATTTCTATTGATGCTTATGATGATTCATTCGGTGGAGTATTTCACCCACAATCATTAGGTTTAGCATTAAAAGAAGATTTCAAAGTTGAGACTCAAAGAGATGCTTCTCTAAGAGCAACTGAGATCGTATCTAGCATTACTTATGGAGTAGGTGTATTAAAAGACACTTATGGAGTAACTGTAAAAACTGATACTGCTCTTTAATTAAACTTCGGTGGGGTGTAAAAGCCCCACCAACTAAATATTACTATGGCAAATTTTTCTACTGATACAGATTTAACATTTTACCAACCAGATATTTTAACTTTTGGAATAGCTAACTTTACTTCTCCAAATGATTACCACGCACAAGCACGAGCAGATATAGAACGAGATTTAAGAATAAGATGGTTTCCAGTTTACTCAAAAGAAACTTATAGAGATATAGCAATCCTAAACACAACTGAAATGGACGCAACATTATTAACTGATGCACAATTTAAAAGAGCAAGTGTATTTAGAGTAATAGGTTTTTATTGCTGTCCACAATTAACTAAATTCAATTCAAACGATAACCCTGACAGATTCCAAGTTATGATGAAACATTATCAACAAATGTATGCAGATGAATTTGAAGCAATTTTAAGAGATGGTGTAGAATATGATGCTGATGATTCTAATACGATTGCTGATGCAGAAAAAGCACCTTATCATAGACTTAAACTAATTAGATGAAGATTACTGTTGAGGACAATTCATTACAAGTTGCTAAGAACTTTGAAAAACAAGTAAGAGAACAACCACAAATAGTTAAGACTGCATTAGGAAGAACTGCTGAGTTCTTAATGGGTATTATTAAACAAAGAACTCAAAAAGGTATGAGTGCAGATGGAACTTCATTCCCACCATACACAGAAGCTTATAAAACATTTAGACAAAATGCTGGACGACAAACACAATATCCTGATCTAAACTTCTCAGGTCAAATGTTATCTAACATTACACAAAGATCAAATCCAAGTTATGCAATAATTTACTTTGCTAATAAATTCCAAAATACTAAAGCACTAGGTAATCAGAAGAAAAGAAAATTCTTTGCAATTGGTGCAAGAGAAATACAACCAGTAATGAATGTATTTATGAAAGAATATAATAAACTAAGTACAATTAAATGAGCAAACGAGAAGATATAGCATCTAATATAGTTACAACAATTTCAACTGGAACATCTCCTATAACTTTAAAAAAAGTTACGAGAGAACCTTTTAATGTTGATGAGTTATCTGAACAACAATATCCAGCTTGTTTCGTGCAATCAGGAAATGAAGTTAGATCAGATGAAACAATGACATCAAGTACAATTACAAGACAAGCAACAGCAGATTATGTAATCGTTGGTTATGTTAAAGGAACTCCAACAAATATTGATACAAAAAGAAACGAATTAATTACAACGATTGAAACAAGACTAAATTCTGATAGAACACGTGGTGGGTATGCAAAACAAACTCAGGTAGTAGAAGTATCTACTGATGAAGGAGTTTTATTCCCAATAGGTGGTATCAGAATGGTGGTGCGAGTTATGTATCAATACACTTCTGGCACACCTTAATATAAACAAACAAGGAGAACAACATGGCAACTCATACTGGCTCAGAAGGAACTATTAAAGTTTCATCAACAACAGTAGGTGAACTTAGAAGCTACTCTTTAGAGCAAACTGCTGACACTATTGAAGATACTTCAATGGGTGATACAAACAGAACATATAAATCTGCTTTAAAAGGTTGGTCAGGTTCAGCATCATTATTTTTTGATGAAGCTGATGCAGGACAATTACTTTTAGTTCTAGGAACAGAAATAGCTTTGAAAGTGTACCCAGAAGGTGCAAGTTCAGGCGACAAATATTACTATGGTCAAGCAATCATAACTGGTAGTAACGTATCAGCATCTTTTGATGGAATGGTAGAAGCTGAAGTAACATTTACTGGAACTGGTGCTTTAACATTTGGAACTGCGTAATTAATTATTAATTAGAAAAGGAAGATATGAACGTTATAGATAGAGTTAAAAGTCAATTTGAATCTTTAGGTATTAAGAAGATTGAGGTTGCTGAGTGGGGCGAGGAAGGCAAACCTTTAATAATATACTGCTCACCATTTACATTAGGTGAAAAAAGAAACCTATTCAAAGGTGCAAGAAATGATGATCTAGCAGTATTAGTAGATGCAATCGTTTTAAAAGCTAAAAATGCTGATGGAGAAAAAATATTCAAGCTAGATGACAAACAAGTATTATTGAATAATGCTGATGCAAATGTTATAGCTAGAGTAGCAACAGAAATGTTAGCTGGTGTTTCTTACGAGGAAGCTGAAAAAAAGTAAGAACTGATACTGAACTGTTTTCCATTTTAAGTTTGTGTCAGGAATTAAATAAATCAATGGAAGAAGTTTTGTGTTTAACACAAGATGAATTTTATTATTGGATAGCTTACTTTAAAGTGAAGGCAGAACGAGAAAAACTACACTATGGCAGATCAGCAACTAAACATAAAACTTAATGCGATTGATAATACATCAAAAGCTTTTAGTGGTGTAAAAGGTTCAATACTAAGTTTAAGAAACGCATTAATAGGTTTAGGAATAGGTGCAGTAATAAAACCAATCATAGATATCACTAAAGAATTTGAAACTTTAAGAACAACTTTAAGATTTGTAACTGGTTCAGTTGAAGGTGGACAAAAAGCATTTAGCTTATTAAGAAATTTATCTAGACAAACACAATTTTCTACCAAAGAATTATCTGACACATTTATTACATTACAAAATGCAGGAATAGAACCAACAGATGAATTATTAAAAACATTTATAGATACTGCTTCTGCTACTGCTAACTCATTAGATACTTTAAACGACTTAACAAGATTATTTGCTAAAGGTGCTACTGGTGCTGGTATAGGTGCTCAATCATTATCTCAATTAGCTTCTAAAGGTATTCCAGTATTTCAAATACTAGAAAAAGAATTAGGATTAACAAGATCACAATTAAACAAATTTGCTGAAGATGCAGAAGGTTCAGAAATTATATTAGAAGCTTTACAAAAAGGTTTAGCAAATACATTTGGTGGGGCTTCATCACAAAGAGCAGGAGATTTAGCAATAGTATTTAAAAATCTATTTGAGAATTTAAAAGATGTTGCTGATTTAATTGCAACTGATGGTGGCTTTAGCACTTCATTTAAAGAGTTATTAAAAACGTTTGGAGATTTATTAAAAACATTAGAACCAGTAATTGCTATACTTGGTAAACTATTAAATTTTGTAACAGAACTTGCTAATGTTGGACTTGTATTATTAAACAATTCATTAAAATTAGTTCTTGGCACTCTAGATAAAGTTGTTTCAGGATTAAGTAAAGTTGTAGGATATGGTTCTGGCTTACCAAAAACAGTAGGTTTAGATGAAGATAGAACAGTAGCACCACCAGAAATAACTAAAGCTAAAATAGAAGATAAATCTTTTATTGGTTTATTAGAAGGTAAATTAAAAGGAGAAATTGCTTTAGCTGATTTAGCATTTAGAAGTCTTAACAAAACTTTAGCTGAAGGAACAATTATAGGTATTAAAAATGTTTCTGTTGCTATTGCAGAATCTATTGTGCTTGGTAAAAAACTAACAGATACATTTAGAGAATTAGCACAAAAAGTATTAGTTAAAATTTTATCACAATTAATAGAAGAACAATTAGTAAAAATAGCTTTAATAGCTTTAGATCAATTAAAGTTAATTATTGCTAAACAACAAACAGCAGAAATTATAAAACAAAATGCTTTATTGTCTCAACAAAGATCAATGGGTGGTGGGGGTGGTGGTGGATTCCTAAGTACAATTGCAAGAATAGGATTTAACGCATTTGCTGGTGGTGGAAGTGTACCATTAGATGCACCTAATTTTTATAATCCAGTAATGGAAGCAGAAGGTGGTGCAGTTAGAGGTGGTATGCCAATTACAGTTGGAGAACGTGGTAGAGAATTATTTGTACCTAACACAAGTGGAACTATTGTGCCAAACCATGAAATTGCAAATACTGGAACTAATATAACATTTAATATTCAGGCAAATGATGTTAGAGGTATTAGAGAATTATTAATTGATAATAGAGCAACCATAATTAACTTAGTTAATCAGGGTGCTAATCAAAAAGGAAAATCTAACGTAGTATGAGTGGCACATTCCCTTCAAGTCCAGCACCTAGAGATGTAGCAATTAGTTCTAACCAGAACACTATTGTAACTACAACTGCATCTGGGAGACGACAAGCAAGACAAATTGATGGACAAAAATTCAGATTAAGACTTAGATTCCCAGTTATGACTAGAAGTGAGTTTGCACCTATACTTGCTTTTATAATGAAACAAAGATCACAAATGGAATCATTCCAATACACTCCACCAACTGTTGATGATTCATTAGGTTCAGCTAATACAGTTATATCTGTAAATGGTGCTGTTAGTGCTGGTGCTACTTCTTGCTCAATAGATGGTATGGGAAACAATTTAACTGGTGTACTTAAAGCAGGAGACTTCTTTAGATTTACTGGACAGAATAAAGTTTATATGTGTGTAGCTGATGTATCTTCTAATGGTTCTGGTGCAGGAACATTAACATTTGAACCACCATTAAGATCAAACGTATCTGACAATGCAGTATTAATTTATTCTAATGTAGATTTTACAGTTGGACTAACTGGAGATATTCAAGAATTTACAATCGGTACAGAAAACTATTTCCAATACGAAATTGATCTTATAGAGGTATTGTAATGACAAGATCATTAAGTGCTGGAGTATTAGCCGAAATAGCAACTAATAAACTTAATCCAGTTGAACTTGTTTATCTAGGAATTAGTACTGGAACTTATTACACAGATCATTATAAAGATTTAACATTTGATGGAAATACTTATACAGCTTCATCATTATTCTTAGGAAGTTCAGAAGTACAAGAAACTGCTGATGTTGCAGTAAATAATCTTACACTTAAATTCTCAGGTGCAGATTTAACAATCATATCTTTATTGCTTAACAATAACTACATGAACAAACCTGCAAAAGTTTATAGAGGTTTCTTAGATGATAGTCAGGCATTAATAGCTGACCCATTTCTTTTATTTGATGGAAGAATATCTAGTTTTACACTAGAAGAAAATGCAACAACATCATCTGTTAATGTTATTATAGCTTCTCATTGGGCAGATTTTGAAAAGACTTCAGGAAGAAGAACTGCTGAGAACTCACAAAAATTACATTTTCCTAATGATAAAGGAATGGAGTTTGCAAGTAAGACTGCACAAAAGATTAAGTGGGGTTCTGCATAATGAATGATTTATATAGAATAGTACATCTGTATAGACAATTTCCTAAATACAATGAATACACTTATGAAGATTTAGTTAAAATGATAACTCCCTCTTTAAACTTAGATCAATACCAAATTCATAGAGTTGGCACAGAAGATGTTGGATATACAAACTGGGCTTTTTTAAGTGATACAGTTGAACAAAGATTTAAACTTACTGGAAGATTAAAAGCTAATGAATGGAATTGTGGAGACAATGTTTGGCACATTGAAACAATAGCTAAAAGTCATTTAAGAGAAATTATGAAATGGACTAAAGAATATTTTAGAACAAAATTACAAATTAACCAACCAATTAAATGGTTAAGAATTAAAGATCACACAATTTATAGAAGATCAGAAAAATATAAAAGAGAATTTCATATACACGCATGATAGATTTATTTAACTCAATATCTACTTTAGCTAATAGGATTTTTGATAATCTTATTAATGGAACTGACATTCCACTTTATACTTCTGGTGCTGACCCATTTACTGCTGCGATTATTCAATTCGTAATAGTAACTGCAATTAGTTATGTAATTGCACCTAAACCTAAAGCACCAAGATTTAATGCACAAGATGAAATTAAAGGTGTTACTGTAAGTAAAGATTCTAACAACAATCCTATTCCAGTTGTCTATGGTAAAAGACAAGTTGGTTTAACAAGAGTATTTGTAGAATCTTCAGGAACAGATAATCAATATCTTTATGTAGCTGGAGTATTGTGTGAAGGTGGTGGGGCAGGAATTACAGCAATAGATGAAGTTTATGTAGATGATAAACTAGTAACATTTGATGGTGCTTTAACTGATGGAACAGTAAGAGGTGTATCTAGTGCAGATACTAATTTCTATAAAGGTGGAGAATCTTTAATATCTATTCAAGGATTTTTTGGATTAGACAATCAATCAGCTTCTTCTTTGCTTGACGAAACAACTAACTGGACTTCAGATCATAAACTATCTGGTCTTGCTTATGTTGCTTTAAGGTTTAAATGGAATCAAGATGCTTTTAATGGCTTACCAGAAGTTAGAGTAACTGTAAGAGGTAAGAAAATATATGACCCTAGATTAGATTCTACTAAAGGTGGTTCTGGTTCTCATAGACAAGATGACCCTACAACTTGGGCTTATTCTGCTAACTCATCTTTAGTTCTTTTAGATTATCTAAGAAACAGCAGATATGGAAAAGGATTGCCTAATGATGCTTTTGAAACTAATTACGATTCATTTAAGACTTCTGCAAATACCTGCGATACACAAGTAACTCCTTATACTGGTGCAGTAAGCGATATAAACCTATTTGAAACAAATGCAGTTATAGATAGTGAGAAAAAAGTATTAGAGAATGTAAGAGAACTCTTAGTGCCTATGAGAGCAATCTTTAATTACACACAAGGTAAATACAAAGTTATTATTGAAGGTACTGGTTCATCACAATTACTATTAACAAAAGATAATGTTGTAAGCGAAGTTAAATTACAAGGTGAAAGCAAATCAGAAAAGTATAACCGAGTTATTGGTACTTTCACAAACCCAGAAAAAGATTATCAATCAGATACAGTTTCATATCCACCATTTGATGATTCAGGATTAGCAGTAGAAGATCAACACGCAACAATGTTAAGTGATGATAACAATACTTTATTAGAGAGAAGTTTTGATATGTTACAAGTAACTTCTCCATATCAAGCAGAAGAAATTTGCGAGAACATATTAAAGAGATCAAGAAACAATTTAAAAGCAGAAGTAACAGTAACTTCAGAAGCACTTAATTTATCTATTGGAGATATAGTTACAGCTACATACGATACAGCAGGATTTAGTGCTAAACCATTTAGAGTAATGTCTTTAGCTATCAATTCAGATTCAACAGTAACCTTAGGATTAGAAGAACATCAAGATAACTTTTATACTTGGGAAGAAAAAGGCGAAGCACCAACAATAGCTGATACTGTACTTCCAAATCCATTTTCTGTATCTGCACCAGCTTCAGTTACTTTAGATGACCAACTAATAGAGTATTCAGATGGAGTTGTTATTACTGCTTTAGATGTAACGATTGGTGCATCACCTGATAACTTCGTAGATTACTACCAAGTAGAATATAAACTAAGCACAGAATCTACTTACCAAGTATCTGGTCAAGTTAGAGGATTAAATCATAGAATACTAAACGTAGTAGATGGATTAACTTACAATGTAAGAGTAAAAGCATTTAACACATTAGGAGTACAATCAACTTATACTTCTGCAACAAGAACTATTATTGGTGGAATAGCACCACCAGCAGATGTTGAAGATTTTTCTTGTAATATTATTGGAAGTGATGCTCATTTATCTTGGACACAAATACCTGATTTAGATTTAGCATATTATCAAATAAGATTTTCTACATTAACAAGTGGTGCATCTTGGGCTAACTCAGTTTCTTTAGTTGAAAAAGTTGCAAGACCAGCTACTTCAGTTACAGTTCCAGCAAGAGTAGGTTCTTATTTAATTAAAGCAGTAGATAAAAATGGTAACTTCTCATCTAATGAAGCTGTTATAGCTACTAACATTTCAACAGTTGGAAACTTTAATGCTGTTGCAACACAAACTGAATCTCCTACATTTTCAGGAACTAAAACAAATGTCATTGTATCAGATGGAACATTAAGATTAGATTCATCAGAACTATTTGATTCTGCAACTGGAAACTTTGATTCTGGTACTGGATTTTTTGATTCTGGTTTAACTGCTACTGATTTATATGCTACTGGAAATTATTTATTTTCAAATCCAATAGATATTGGTGCTGTTTATACTTCAAGAGTAACTGCTTCTATTACACAAACTTCAGATAACTTAGATGATTTATTTGACGCAAGAACTGGCGATTTTGATGACGCATCTTCTAACTTTGATGGAGATACTCCTGCTAATTGTAATGCTCATATTGAGATTGCTTTATCTAATGACAATATAACTTATACTTCATTTAGAAATTTTACAGTCGGAGATTACACAGCAAGATATTATAAATTTAGAGTAGTATTAATATCATTTGATTTAAGTTCTACTCCAGTTATTAGTGCTTTATCTGTTTCTATTGATATGCCAGATAGAATATTTAGTGGAAATGATATTGTTTCAGGAACTGGAACTTATACAGTAACATTTACAAATCCATTTTATTCTGCTAACTATGCTGTTGGAATTACTGCACAAGGTTTAGCTACTGGTGATTACTACTTACTGACAAATAAAACTATAAATGGTTTTAATGTAGCTTTTAAAAATAGTAGTGGAACTGGTGTAAGTAAAACATTTGACTACCTTGCAAAAGGTTATTGATTAATATATTAGATAGATTATGGCACAACACGATATGAATATTGCGAATCAGGGTTTCCCTGCATTTCGTTCAGATTTAAACAATGCACTATCAGCAATTCAAACAACTCATTCAGGAACATCAAGACCAACTGGTGCTGTTGCTGGTCAAATTTGGCTTGATACGACATCAGCAACTTCTCCTACTTTAAAATATTATGATGGTGCTGATGACATTTCTTTAGCTACTATTGACCATAGTGCTAACACAGTAAATTGGTTAGACTCAAATGTTTCTGTCACTGGTTTAACAACTACTGCTACTGGAACTGTTATAACTTTATCTGATACTGCAAATACATCTACTGTTAATTTAATTATAGATAATCAAAAAGAAGTTCGCTTTCGTGAAACGACTGCAAATGGAACAAATTATATCGGATTAAAAGCACCAGCTAGTGTTAGTGCTGATTTAACTTTTACTTTACCTGCAACTGATGGAACTAATGGACAAGCACTTGTAACTAATGGTTCAGGAGTTTTATCATTTACAACTATTTCAACTTCACTAACAACTCCTTTAACAGTCGTTGGTGATGCTACTGCTGGTTCTGAAATTAGATTGCCTGAAGATACTGACAATGGTTCAAACTATGTTGCGATAAAAGCACCAAATACTTTAGCATCAAATTTAACTTTAACCCTTCCAAGTGCAGATGGAACTTCAGGTCAAGTGCTTCAAACAAATGGAAGTGGGGTTTTAAGCTTTGCAGGTGTTTCGGCGAGTGCTGGACAAGTTATTCAAGTTGTTACTGCTACTGATTCTACAAGAAGAACAACAACATCAACTTCATTTGTTACAGCTTCAAATACTTTAAGTGCAACTATAACTCCTTCTTCAACTTTAAATAAAATATTTGTTGTCATGCACTCTACTTGCAGAGTAGCAGTAGGTGATGCTGGTTATGATGGAAGACACAATATATTTACAATTTATAGAGGTGCAACAAATTTAGGAGATAGCACTCATGGTTTGTCATCAAATATGAGTTTTGGAAACAGAATTTTTCCTCTATCTATGACTATTTTAGATTCACCAAATACAACTTCAGCAACTACTTATGAAGTTAGAATGAGAACTAATTTAAGTGATAATACAATGGCAATAAACGATAATGGGGCAAATGATTCTGCTAGTTGTAAAGCTAGTATTACACTTTTTGAAATTAAAGGATAATTATGAAAATAGATATTTGTACTGCAATACTATCAATTAAAAAAGGTTCGGAAGTAAGTGTATCAGATGATGATATTAATACTCTTGAATGGCATGATGGAAACCCAACAAACATTACTAATAAACAAATATTAGATAAGCAAAAAGAATTACAAGCATTAGAAGATGTTTATGAAAATAGACGCAAGGAATATGGTAATTGGCAATCTCAATTAGATGAGATTTATCATAGTGGTTTAGATGCGTGGAAAGATAGAATTTCTGCGATTAAATTAAAGTACCCTAAAGAATAGACTTAACTTCTTCTTCAGTTAAACCAAGTGCTTTTAACTTAGCAATAGCTGATTCTTTTCTAGCTTTTTCTTGTGCTATTCTGTTTTGTTCTGCGATTTTAAATTGTTCTTGTTTTGCCAAAAACTCATCTGAATAATTAAAAGAACCATCTGGTTTTCTAATCATGTCAGCAAATACATTATCATCTACTTCAACATATCCTTCTACATAAGGATAAGATATTTGAACTACTTTGTTATCTATTATTAATGCGTATTTCATATTAAGCTACATTTATGTTATTTTTTATTATTAAGTATTTCATGCTACTTTCCATATTTGACAATCTGAATAAACTTCTGTTCCATAAGTAGTGTGATGACCCAAACCAGTATTATTAATACCAGTTCCACAACGATATTGTAATTCAAAAGTTTTTTGTGCAGATATTGTAAATCTTCCAATTATCCATTGTTCTGACCATGATGTGTCAGCAACATACATATAAGTACCAGTTCCAATTATAGTATCTGAACTATCTGTTATGTTTCTTAATTTTACTTTTACATAATCAATATTGTTATAAAAAGGCATTCTTGCATTAATATAATAAGTCCCACTAGGTAATGTTATTTGATTTGATGATAATGAAGCACCAGAAATTTCATTAGTTAAAGAAGTATTTAAAACTCTAGTTTGAAAAGAACCAGCAACACTAGTACCACCATGACTACCACTAGCTTTTTCATCTCTTACATGAAATAAAGCAGATTCAAATTTTCCGCCTGAACTAACGAATGACAAAACCCCACTTCCATTTGTTTGAAGGAAAAACATAACTTGCAGATTTTGCAAATCTAAAATATAACAATTACATGATAATATTTATACTTGGGGTTATTCTAGGAGTTTATCTTGGTTGGAAGTACGAACTTGCAATCAATGACTTTATAGAGTCAATTAAAATACATTTAAACATTAAATAGTCTTGAATTTTGTGCGTTGCACAATTATATATCCTGCATGATATATACGACTGAAGAAAATAACTTTTACTCAAAGGAGAACTCAATGTTAAACTATTCTGACATTAAGAACTACTGGACTAAATTCTACGCAGATGCTTTTGAAGATGCAAAATCATTTTGGAAGAACTATTTAGACACAGTTCAAAACATATACAAAAAATAACTTTATTTTGACAAACTAATTTGATATTAATGCACAAAAATTTAATGTGCATTTACAGATTAGCTAATGGAGAGTGTCTCTTGCTAAAGTCTTGCAAATGCTTAAACGACAATGGCAAGAACACAATCAGAAGAATTAATAAGTCTAAGGGGTCATATTACAGGTATTCGTAGAGAAATAAAAATATTAGGCACAACAGTATATAAATTAGAAAAAAGATTAGAAAAATTATTTTGGTCTATATTTATTGCATTAGGCACTTTAAGTATGGCTTTATTGACTTTATTCTTAGCTAAGTAAGTATTGCCAATTAAAACGAATACAACTACTAGTTAGTTTATGAATAAAAAAATCTTAGTTATTTCTGATTTACATATTCCATATCATAGACCAGATTCATTTGAGTTCCTAAAAGAAATTAAAAAACAATATAAGCCAGATACGATTGTAAACATAGGTGATGAGATTGATTGCCACGCACTTTCGTTCCATGACCATAACCCAGATTTAGCTTCTGCTGGACATGAACTTGTAAGAGCAAAAGATTTCATTAAAGAATTAGAAGGCATATTTCCTGAGATGATTTTGTTAGACTCAAATCATTCTAGCTTAGTTTATCGTAGAGCAATTAAATCAGGAATACCCAGAGGTTACCTAAAAGAATATAACGAGTTCTTAAATGTAAAAAAATGGAATTGGGTAGATAACTTAACACTAACACTTCCAAATAAACAAAGATGTTTCTTTACTCATGGAATATCTGCTGATGTAACTAAAGTATCTCAGATTAATGGAATGAGTTGTGTGCAGGGACATTTCCATTCTAAGTTCAAGATTGAATACTGGGCTAATCCTGATGCACTATTTTTTGCCATGCAAGTAGGTTGTTTGATACAACAAACTAATATGGCTTTTACTTATTCTAAAAACTTTAAAACAAAATTTCTAATGGGTTGTGGAATGATTATAGATTCTACTCCAAGACTTATGCCAATGGTACTTAACAAAGAAGGAAAATGGATAGGGAAGTTAGTTTAAAAGAATTACTGTTTAGCGAGACAGCTACAAGACTTGGAATAGACAATACTCCAACTGACCAAATCCTAATTAACTTACAAACATTAATTTACGAAGTAATCACTCCAATAGTAAATCATTTTGGCGATATTAAAATAACTTCAGGTTATCGTTCTCCTGAATTATGCAAAGCAATAGGTTCATCTGAAAGAAGTCAGCACACGACTGGAATGGCAGTTGATTGCGAAGTCTTAGGAGTTCCTAATAAAGAACTTGCTGACTGGATAGTTAATCATTTAGAATTTGACCAATGTATTTTAGAATTTTGGAAACCTGAAGAAATCAATTCAGGGTGGGTTCATGTAAGTTACAATAAAGCTGGTAATCGTAAAATGTATTTAAGAGCATACAAAGCAAATGGAAGAACTGTTTATGAAGTCTTATAAAAAACAAGTTGGTGGCAATCACTATAAAAAATACAAGATTCAACCAATAGAATTTATATTAAAAAATAATATTGGATTTTGTGAAGGTAATGTCATAAAGTATATTTTAAGATTTAGAGAGAAGGGATTAATTGCTGATTTAGATAAAGCAATTCATTATATTGAACTACTTAAAGATTCAATTAAAAGTAGTAAATAGCATAAATCTGATTTAAACGCATTTTAAAGCATATTGGCTTTATAATGAGAAACAGCTTAAAAACTCCTATACCATTAAAATTTAGGGGTATTTTGAGGGTTTAAATAGGCAAATTTAGAACATTTAGAGAACAATATGGACATTATAAGAATAGACCCAGATTTTACACCAGAAACACACACTATTGGTGCTACATCTGCTCAATCATCAGCTATTATAACTCAATCAGGTATTATTAGAATAGCTATCTCAGGAACTCATGCTCACGTTAGGTTCGGTGCAAATCCAACTGCTACTGAAGAAGATATTATGTGTACGCAAGATTCAGTACAATACTTTGCATTTAAGTCAGGCGATAAAGTTGCTTTTATTAAATCAGGTGATGGTTCTGGTCAGATAAACATTTGTGCAGTAGATTAATATGATTCCAGCTATAACTGCTCTTGCACCTATTCTTAATAAAGTTTTTGGAGTTATAGACAAATCTATTTCTGACAAAGACTTAGCATTAAAATTAAAGAACGATTTAAATATGCAGTTACTTCAATCTGGTACTGAAGAACTAAAAGCTACTGCAAGAATAGTTGAAGCTGAAGCTAAATCAAATTGGTTTGTAGCATCTTGGAGACCATTACTAATGTATGTATTGATTGCTATTCTAATTTGGAATTTTATTATTAGTCCAATAATCTTAGTCTTATTTAAAATAAATGCACAAGTACTTTTACCTACTGATGTTTGGACATTATTACAAATAGGTTTGGGTGGATATGTGGTTGGTCGTTCAGGAGAATCTATCGCAAGAACTTTAGCAAATAGACCAGCACAAAAAGATGAATAATTTTTATCTAGTTACCTATTCCATTTCTTATGTGAAGGTAAACTCAGATAACATAAAAGAAGATATTGTTTGGTGCAGATTCTTTGACAATGAAACATTTGTAAATTCTAATTCATTTTTATCACAATTAAAGCAAGTAAAGAAATTAAGAATAACTGGAGTTGAGTGGGAGATAGAAGATTGTAATTGGTTTGATTATTTTGATGATATCTCAAATACTATTCACTAATTTAACTGAACTTCAAAGTATTCTATATTATCATTTGGAAAGCATTTTAGTTGCGACTTTGGCAGTAACTTTAATATTTGATCTACACTTCTGAATAAAATTTTGTCGGCAAGTGGAAAACAAATGGTAAATCTAGTATGATAATTCGTGAACGATTGCTCAAAATAAATATATCTTTTTATATCTCTAACTTTAATCTTAGCTAAAGTTTTTCCTTGTTCCCAAGTTGCGTTCTTTAATTCAACAAAGAACTGCTCTTGCTTATATGCTTCTTTAGGTGCGTAAACGAAGTAATCTGGGAAGCTTTTGATAAGTGTTGGGAGTTTGGCAAACAAAGGAATAACACTTTCAGCGAAAGATTGAGAATCGCTAACAGCATTAAGACCAAGCTTCCGATACAAATAGCCACGACTAGTGCAATACTGAACGAAACGATCTTCACTAATGTTAAGATAATTCTTTGTGCGATTTTCATAAGACTCATGGTTAAAGTTCTCAATGTATTTTTTATCATTCATTTATCTACTCAGTTCACGATTAGTTACTAGCCATGATCTGTAAAGATCAACCCAGCTTTGTAAGTTTGCATACTTGCCTTTAAGAATAGAATAATTTTTTTCAGCAACTAATAAACCTTCAATGATTGTTTTGTAGTTCTCATCACTATAAGCCCACTTCTCAGCTTCAGCTACCGAGCAATTCTTTTCTATTTTCTTTGTGAGAGTTATTTGACTGAATGTAATCTTTTTAAATTCTTCGCAACGTCTAAAAGTATATAGTGCTTCTGACATTTGTTCTGATACTGAATCCAGTTCAGCTTTTATTTCATCAGGATTCTTTAAACTTAAATCGTGGGCAATACTATTCATTTCCTTCCTTTACAGTTTACAGTTGCACTAGGTTATTATCCTAGTAATTTTTCAAAGTTAAAAGCTATCTTGGAATTGATAAACTCTCTAAGTCTTTTTGCTTTTTCAAGTTTCATCTTATATTCCAATTCAAGATCAAGCAACTTTCGTTGGCGATCTCTCAGCTTCATAACTACTTGGCTTTGTTGTAGCATCAGCTAGTTTTATATTATTTCTTATGAACTTAGTATTTAGTATGTCCACAGAAATAATCTTACCTTCCTTTGTTTCAGTTAGAGCATCTTCTGTATTCTCAAATAGTTCTTTAACTAAGATAGAACACTCAATTAACTTTTCTCTAACTACCTTCATTATTTTACTTATATATATTTTATAATTAATTGCAAGGATATGGCAGGTGGAAAAGGGGGAAAATGAAACTAAACCAACAAGGTTTAATAAACCACCTGCCATAAAATTTCTAGTTATGAAAATTAATTTGAAATAAAAACTTGTAATCTTTTATTTTCAAATCAATTTCTTCCTTTGTAACATCTATTTTACCAGATTCAATACCTGATTTAAGTAAAGCCATAACAAACATATATTCATCTTTGTTAAATGCTTTAGATACTGGTCTATCTGCTATTTCTTTTTCAATAGTAGTTACAGCAGTATTAAAGTTATCAGCTTCAAAGTCATCAACATTAAAGCTTGTATCTGGTTTTGCATTAGCACCAGTAGGCAACTCCTGAATCATTGGAGTTTTATCTTCCTTACTAAGAACGAATAAACTTCCATTCTTTTTTGATGCACCACAAGTTACAGAAACAGTTTTATTCTTTTCTAAGAAACTAGGTTTAATTGCAGACCATAAAACTATTTCTTGATCGTTTACTTTAAACTTAAAATTTGGAAACTTATTTGGAGTTCCATCTTTTGTAAGTCTATTATCGTAAACGTATTTTACTACTCCTTGTACGTTCATTTACTTTTCTCCTTTTTGGTTTAGGTAGCGATACATTTTTAGGCAGGAAATCGCCACATCTTCCTGCATTTCTCCTATTGGAAATTCTTTAATATTTAATTTTCCAGTCTTGGTGCAATTAACAATCACACCTTGTTTAACATCAATCCCAAGTTCTTCTTTAACGCAAATTTTATAAAGATAGATTTGAACTAACATAGAATCTCTTATTCCTGATGATGACTTCCAGTCATAGATAATATGATCTCCTGATTTGTTTTTAAATAAAGCATCAAGAGTTCCAGTAAACTTATGAATACGACTAAGCACTTTACGTTCAGTAAATACAATTTCTAAACCTTCTTGTTTATCGTACCATTCTTTAAACTTACCAAATGACTTTTTAATTTCAGGATTAATAATCTCAGGAACTATTCCTTTATGAATATAATCTTCAATTAAGTTATGCACGTGTGTTCCAACCGAACCTGCATCTGACATATTCTGGTTTGGTGCTTTTTTAATTTGTTCTGCGATCTTAGTCAGTTCAATCTCATCATAGCTAACTCCTGCTCTAATTAACTTCTTAAATTCTTCTGAGCATATCTTGGCTGACCATAAGCCAATAACATTAGCTGGAGTTAATAATTTAGTAATACCAGTAGCACTAGGCAACTGTTCTTCATTCCAAAAGTATTGATGAGCAACTGGGTCAAAGAATAAAGTCTCTTGACCATTGTATAGTTTTATTTCTTCCATTTTACCTTCCCTTTTTTTTAGTTATTACAAATTAACATTAAAACAATAATAAACAATATAAATATTATAATTACATTAAGCATATATCGTTCATAATTGTTTTGCTAAATTCTTTTTTAGGTAATTCAGCATCATATAAACTATCAACAGATACACCAAAGATTTTAGCAATTTTATAAAGTTGAGACGCACCAAGTTCATTCTTGCCTAATTCAAACTTACTTATCTGTTGAGTAATAGAACCCATAAACTCAGCTAAATGTCTTTGAGACATATATTTAACTTTGCCAAAAGGTTCTTCAACTTTTGTATTAATTCGCAAGAACTTAATATTACTTGCAAGTCTATTTATTATATCGTGCTTTGTTTCCATAAATCCTTCCATTTTTTGTATTGGTTCTGCCAGTATTCAGAATTGAAATCAGGATTATGATAAGGAAACTTCTTATAGAATTTATCTAAAGAAATTGTCTTATCTTCAACTGAACACAAATCATAATAGTATGGTGCTTCATTAGAAGTTATATAACGATTTGTTTTTGATTCTAATAGCAATCTATTTATTTCTTGTTGTACTGTTTTCATATTTTCTCCTAGTTTAATAACGAGTGCCCACGATTAATCAGGCATTTTCTTATATAGTTTTTTCTAGTATCTTCAGCTTTAGACACCACACCTAACGAAGCTGGTCTAAGAATATTATCAATTATCCAAGCTTGGAACTCTTGGCTATCTGATAAAGTCTTTTCTGCAAACTTTTCACACAGAATAATATCATTTGTAATATCTTCTGCTTTAGAATGTGGGAACGTCCCAGAACGTCCAGCAGTATCTATTACAGCTTTGTAAGAAGTACAGTTAGTTATTAATAGTATTAGTATTAAACCTAATAATGTTTTCATTTTTTTTCCCTTTGTTTTTAGTTAAGTACTCTATCGTAAAAGCATTTAGTATTTCTCTTTTACGTAGATTCGGCTTCTCTCTCCAAGCGAATAAGATGTATTCTATTAACGTTTGGAATCTTCTATTGTTTATTGCTTCTTCTAGGATAACAGTTGCGTAATGTTTATCCGACTTTAGTTTTGTCATTTGCCTTCTCCAGTTGTTGTTTCTCTAATCGTTCTTTGTATTTCTTTAAAGCTTCTTCCATTTTAACACGCATTACAGAATCAGCTAATTTTGAACTGAGTTTTTCTTTATTTGAAAAGTTCATCTTTTTTCCTACTATTTATAATTTTTTTTAGTTCGTTGTAAATAGCTTTGTCATAGCTAGATACTTTAGAACCTGAGAACTCTTGAATAATCATAAATTTTTTCATGATAGAAAGTGAACCTTTTAGTATATCTAATGGAACTTTTTTTAGCATCTAATTAATTATCCAATTTAATAATATTATACTTGACGTGCCTAAAACAATCACAATCAAGAACCCTATTCCATCTTTAGTTTCTCTAGTCATTTAAAGTTCTCCCATATTAAAAATGTTAATATTATTGCAAAACAAAACCAAGCAATTCCTAATTCAGATATAAGTTCAAGCATTTTTATATCCTTGTTTAGTTAGCATACCATTTAGTTTTGAAATTAGATTAAAGATACGTTTTTTTGTATGCTCACCTCTAATTTCATTGTCCAATAAGATTCTTGAAAGTACAGCGACCATCATTTTCATTTCATAGTAACTCATTGAACAAATCACTCCTATTTCTCTTTTTGCCATAATGTTTTAAATACCCTTCTTTTTTTTTTAGTACACCAATACCCATAATAACCAGTTATTTTTTTTTTCATTGTTTACTTTCCTTTTTAGCTAAGAAAAAAGCATTTTCATTAATATCTAAAATTACATTATTAGGAACATGATTTAAACTTATTCTTAATGCTTTCACAAGTTCAGTAGTGAATTGTCGGCAATAAGTTATGTTCTTAATGCAGTTCTCAATTAAAGCAGTTTTTTCTAAACTAATTTTATAAGTTGGACTACTGGCATTAATTTTTTGCCTAGCTTCACCAAGTGTATTTGATTTATGTATAAGTTTATTATCTCTAAATATATCGTAAGCATAAATTACTCCATATCCAGTTTGTCTTTGTACAAGTTTTATTTTATCTTTACCATGTCGTTCTACAATCATTATATACCTCTTTGTCCAGCTTTGTTTAAACCACCTTCAACTTCTTCATAGTTTACACTACGAGTTCTCCAACCAAATGGTATCACATAATTTTCTGGGAACACAAACAAATGATATTGATTTGCTGTGTCCATTAATCTTGATTCACTTGGATAGAGTTCAATGGCTTCTCTTGTTTCACTTACCAATTCGTTTTTAATTAATTGGAAGTGTCTCCAATCATGGATAGATTTTTTATCCAATCTTTTAATAGATAGATAATCAATCATGCCATACCAACTTTTTTCATGTACTAACCAATCAGCTTGGCTTCCACGAAAAACTCTAACTTCATAAGTATCGTTTCTGTAAGCTTCACAATTATACATTTCATTGTAATATTGTTTTGCTTGTTCCCAAGTAAGCTTTAAACCAAACTTAGAACATTCAGTTTTACAATACTCAAATCTTTCCTTCATAGGTAAATCCCAAATAGGAAAGTTTGCTTTTAAAAATGGAGTCATATTAATTTTCCTTTACGTAAGTTTTCCAATACTGACCCTTTATTAAAAGCTTCTTAGTTTTAGTTTGATGATGCAATTCTAATATTTGCATTTGCAAACATTTATTAATTGCTCTTGAAATTCTACCTGAGTTTAGTTCAGGCATTTTTTCTTTGACCAAACCAATCATTACTCTACGACCAATACCTTTAACTCTTTTAGAGTCGTTAGAATAATTTTCTTGAAGCAACTTTACTACTTCAGGATAGACAACAGAAAAAGAATTACGAGAATCTTTTTTGTATCTATTCGCAAAAGCTGAGAACCAACTGTACCAACCTTCACGATCACTATTCCAACATGGTGCATTTTCTTCACCAGTATATTTTACTTTGTTTGTCATTTTCCTTCCTTTGTTTTGGGTGGCTTTTACACCACCCATTTAGTTTATAATTTAACTTGTTTTAAAGTTTCCCAACCAAAGTCTTTGCATAAATAATAAGTGTTATTAATAGCAACAATATCACCAACACTCATTGAAGTATGACCACACTCTACTTTATTTTGTTTCATAGCTTCTTGGAACTCAGCACCAGTTCCTAAAGTATCTTTATTAATTACACAAACTTTTCCAGTTTTATTAGTGTAAGATAATGGATTACTTTCATCACTATTAAATGCACTAAATATGTCATCTTGATTTGTTTCTACATTTGTTGAAAACTCATAAACTTTAACATGAGTTTTACTAATGTCATTTGTGTATTTAGCAAAAGGATTAAATTCTTTTTGATAAAACACTTCTATTTTATTTACTTTGTTTTTCATATTTTCCCTTTTTGTTTTTGTTATATAGAATCAATATAATTATAGAAATCAATAATTCAAGCTTTAAAGTTGCAGATTGTGGATAATTATACAAGAATTATATCAATAAAATCAATGGGTTATTCGTTGCTATTTTGTTCTATTATTGATAATACTACTAATTGTGGTGTAAGTGCCTTCCCTTACACCACGTTTAACATAGGAGACTCAATGCCACTAATCAAAGGTTATAGTAAAAAATCAATTTCTAAAAATATTCGTAGAGAAATTAAGTCAGGCAGATCACAAGCACAAGCAGTTGCTATTGCTTTATCGGTTGCAAGAAAAGCTAAAAAAAGAAAAAGATAGTGCAAGTTCCGAAGGCAAATATAATCAATTCAGAAAAGCATAGAAGGTTCGTAGCATCATTTCCTTGTGTAGTTTGTGGAAACAATACTCAGGTTCAATGCTGTCATATAAGATCAATCCCAAAAGTAGGTAATGTAGGCAAAGGTGTTAGAGATGATTCTTATTGTATTCCAATGTGTTTTACTTGCCATAACCTGCAACATGAAATAGGCGAATTAGAATTTTTTAATAAATTTAATATAAATCCTATATTGATTTCTATGAAATTAAGTACTATATCTCCTTGTAAGAAAATTAATCAACTTAAAAGCATAGGAAGGTACAATGGCAAACTTAACTACCGAGAGCATATCAGAATCAACAAAAAAGATTCTTTGCGATAAAAAACTATACAAAGATATTAACTTCTTTGAAGTTCCACATAATAAAGTTTTACTAGCAGTAATTAGATCAATCACTAAAAAATCTTTTGCTCAGATTGGCAAAGATTACAAAAAGTCTTGGTTTAGCATTTACGCATCAGTAAAAGATACCCAAAAGAATGGTCTTAAATCATTTACTAATAAAGTTATAGAACTTGTTAAGGAAGATTTAAAATGAATGATGGTTGGATAGCTTTACATAGGAAGATTTTTAACTCTAAGGATTTTAATAATCAGTTAGAGGTTGCTGTGTTTATTTACTTGGTTGCTATGGCTTCACATAAATCATCTCAGGTTGTTTATCGTAAAAAGAAATTAACTTTGAATAGAGGTGATGTTTCAATAGCTTATAGGGATTTAGCTAGAAAATTTAATATTTCTTTGCAGAACATTAAAACCATTATTAAGAATTTAAAAAAATCTGGCAACATCAACCAAAAACTAACCAAAAATTTAAGCATATATACCATTGTAAAATATAGCAAATATCAAGATATAGAACCTCAAAGTAACCAAAAACTAACAAACAGAACAACAACTATTACTACTAATACTACTAGTATAGATAAAAATATGTTAAGTCTAAGCAGTATGACTGGTTTACCTAAGAAAATTACCTTACCTACCCTGCAAGACTTAAAAACCAAGATCATTGAAAAACCTAAAGAAAAGAACGAATTTGAAATTATGCGTGAAAAACTTGACGCAGAAGATTTTGAAAAATGGGTGCTGTCAAAATTAAACTCCTGATTTTATTATCTATTTAGTTCTTTAAAAATTATATATTTACATAACCATAAAATATCTTTATTCGGACTGCATTAACTAAAAGGAGAACTGGTTATGAAAATAGAAAAGGTAATAGCTAAACTTGAAAAGGCACAAGACAAGATCAATACAGAACTAGATGCTTTAAGAGAAATGCTAGAAGATCATCTTGAAGAAATGGAATCTGAAGAAACGTATGACGATTCTGACGAGGACATGGACGAAGATTATTCAGATGATGAAGATTTAGATTCTGACGAGGAATAAACTCAATCAAAGATAAGCTGTAAAGCTGGAAGGTTATCAACCTTAAACCAATGAACACTAAACTACTGTCTATTAGACTATGGGAATACTCATGTATTTGTCTATTCTTGCTTTTTGTGTTTGTACTTGGCTCATTCTTTCCGAATGATTACACCAAGTCTATCATAAGACAAAAAACAATAGATGAAATTAGGAAGATAGGTTCTTTTTATGAACCTAAGATTGAAGTTATGTCTAGCGAAAGGTTTATATCATCAATGCAGAAATGTATTGCTTTTCATAACCTAGACATAAGGAAGGAACAGCAAATCCCAACAGCATTAATAATAGCACAAGCAATTGTAGAATCTGATTATGGAACGTCTCGGTTTGCACGAGAGGGTAATAATTTATTTGGAATTAGAATTTGGAGTCAAAATGGTATGCTACCTTTAAAACAAGACCCATCAATTAAATGGAGAGTTAAAACTTACAAATCAAAATGTCAGTCAGTTAAAGATTATATAAACATATTAAACAACAATCATCATTACGCAGAATTTAGAAATTTAAGAAATAGAACAAAAGACCCAGTTAAACTTGCAGAAACACTTGAAAACTATTCTACTTCACAAACGTACCGAACTGAGATAATCAAAATGATTAATAAAATTAAAGACAAGATATGATAAAGTTTCTAATTAAGATTAACCAGTTCTTAGATAAGATTATTTGGAAACATTTTAACAAGCTAAGAAACAAGAGATTAAACAATGGCAAATGAGACAACATCAACTTCGCTAAACAAACTTTATACAAACAAAGTTAAAACAAAAGGTACTTATAGAGTTTATAAACCTAAACCATTAAAAATGCCGAGAAAAAAGAAATGAAAAAACCAATCTGGGAAACTAAAAGACCAAGAGGACTAGGCAAACCAAAATCCTTTAATAAAAAATCTAAAGCTTATAAATCTGCAAGACGATCTGCTGGACAAAAGTTCGGCAAGAAATCTAGCTTCGTTAAGAACCTTTACATAGCCAAAAGACTTAAAAGAAAATGATCTTAGATAAGATAACCTTTGGAAGCAGGATTATTAATCTAAACTTAATAGACAAAGAACAAGCATCTAAGAAAAAGATATTTGGCGAATTTGACTCAGATACAAACACACTTACTTTAGACAAATCACTAGACAATATCCAAATGGCAAACACAATACTTCATGAAATCTGCCACATGATACATGATGAATACAAACTAGACTTATCTGCAAAAGCAGAAGAACTTGTATGCAATTCAATAGGTAATGGACTATGTCATGTACTTTACCAAAACCAAGATTTACTTGACTTCCTTTACAAATCCCTTAAAAAAGAATAATTAGCATATTACGATACATCAATCGGTTAATATGGCTAAAGATATACAAGTAATAGACAAACAAAATGGTAGAGGGAGACCGATTTTTGACTTTACACCGAAAATATTAGACCAGATAAAAGAATTAGCCAGTTATATGTGTAGTAAGCAAGAAATTGGCAGAATTATTGGTTGCTCAGAATCTACAATACAAAGAAATCAATTAGCACAAGAAGCATACGAACTTGGGGTTGCACAAGCAAAAAAAACTATTCGTAAAACACAATTTGATATAGCTACTAAACTAAATTCTAGCATAATGGCTATGTGGCTTGGTAAAGTTTATCTTGGACAATCTGACAAAGTACAAAATACTGATGACAATGTACCACTACCGATCTATGACATTGTTGAAGAACCAAAAGAATTTATTGAACTAAAAGAAGTTGAAAATGAGTAAATGTATATTCTGCAAAAGATTAATGATTAACAAGTTAGAGCAACACATAAAAGCTTGTCATAAATGTATTATTGATTTACTTTCCAAACGTCATAATTTAAAAGTTAAAAGACAAGCACCAATAAGTATTAACACAAAGAAATATGAGAAGATTTAGTTTAAGAAGTTCAGATAAGAATAAACGTGGTGGATTATCAGCATCAGGTAGAGCAAGATACAATCGTGCAACTGGTAGCAATCTAAGACCACCAGTAAAAGGTCGTCCAAGTTCGCCAATGCAACTAAGACGCAAAGGTTCATTCCTAGTTAGAATGGGAAGTGCTAGAGGTAGATTGTTTGATGAGAAGGGTCGTAAGACTAGATTAAAACTAAGCTTAGAAGCTTGGGGTTATAGAGGTAAAAGCAAATCTGAAGCAGTAGCTTTAGGCAGAAGATATTTGAGGGCATATCAGAATAAAAAAAAGTAGTGGAATACTTTGTAGTATTCTTCTTGCTGATCTTTAATGGGCAGGAATATAGACCTATATTTTTAAAGATGGAAGATGGTAGAACCTTCAAGACTTTAGAAGATTGTAATAGATTTGGCGAGAAACAAGGCGAATTAATTATAGAAACTTTAAACGAACAAGGTATTATATATAAGGATTTGATGTACAAATGTGTGGAAGAAAAAAGCCAAGAAGCATGATTGATAAGAAGCAACGAGGGTCTAACGATCTTGAAGTAATCATTTACGAACTTAAAAAAGAAATAGACAGATTAAACGAGGAACTTCAGATCAAAGAAATAGAGTTAAAAAAACTAAGAGACAATGATTAATGTCTTTATTGGTTATGATAGCAAAGAGAAAATAGCTTATCATATACTAAGCGAGAGCATACTAAGACATAGTTCAGTACCAGTAAGATTCACACCACTATACCTTCCAAACCTTAAAGACTCATTCACAAGACCAAGAAACAGTTTATCATCTACTGAGTTCTCATTTAGTAGATTTATAGTTCCTTACCTTATGGAGTACAAAGGTTGGGCATTATTTTTAGACTGCGATATGCTGTTTACTTCTGACATCAAAGAGTTATGGGATTTAAGAAATGATGATTATGCAGTTATGGTTTGTCAGCATGATTATATACCTAAGCACTTATCTAAGTTCGGCAATCAAATACAAACTGTTTATGAGAAAAAGAACTGGTCTAGTCTAATGCTAATGAATACTGACAAGTGTAAACAGCTTACAAAAGAATATGTTGATACTGCATCAGGATTAGAACTTCATCAATTCAAATGGACTGATAAGGTTGGTGGTTTACCTTTAGAATGGAATTGGTTAGTTGGCGAATACCCATACAATGCTAATGCTAAGAACATACACTTTACAGAAGGTGGTTGTTACTTTGAGAAGTATGAGAACTGCGATTACTCAAAAGATTGGTTTAACATTTATACGAATACAGTTAAGATACAATTATGAAAGCTTTTGTAACTGGTGCTAATAGAGACTTCATAGACATCTTAGATTGGTTCTTAGAAGGTTATCACAAGCATATTAAGATTCCATTATACATAGCTAACTTTGGTATGCTTAAAAAATATCCAAATGAACTTATGGTTGCAACAGATGACAGAACTTGGTTCTACAAACCTAAAGCTATAATGCAAGTTCCTGCAACACAAATAATCTGGTTAGACTGCGATATAGAAATCAAAGAAGATATATCTGATATGTTTGATATGATTAAAGACGACTACCTATTATCTAAAGATCATGCAGTTAGAACTGACAGATGGCAAACTGGTATTGTAGGTATCAAAGATAAAAAGGTATTAGACAAATGGTTTGACAGATGCGAGATGAGACAAGAACGATCAGATCAGGAAGCATTTAACAAAGTAGCACATGAGTTTAAGATCAATAGATTACCTGACAATTATCATGGTTTAAGATTAGGCAAGAATAATGATATAGCTAAAACAATACATTGGACTGGAGAAGATGGAAAAGAAATTATTAGAAAAAAGATTCGTGAGTCAATGCAGGAATCCAAACATAGTCTCAGTACCAATTAAATTCATTAAGTATTCAAATCAGTTTGACAAACATAATTGGCTTAGTCTTAAAGTAAGATCAGAACGAGATAACTTATACCTGAATGATAATCTAGCTAAACGCAGATTAAAAACATTACCTGAGATTGATAATCTATTTAATCCTCTAATACTTTGGGCTAGTGATTATTTGATCTGCATATTCGGCAACAAAAGACTAAAGACAGCTATTGATAAAGGTTACACTCATATAGACTGTTTAATCTACACAAACTTAGATAGAGCAGTAAGAGTTGGAACTTCTATTTGGAATACTTTTAAAGAGAACAAACTATCTAAAGTTGATTATTTATTAACAACTGATAATCAAGGCATTACAGATATTTCTAAATATATGGTGGAAGAAAAACAATTCATAGACATTTACGCAACACACCAACAGATACTTGTAAGAGAAGCTTTAAATTGTAACGAAGATATAATGGAAACTGGTTGTGGTTATTATTCTACACCATTGTTAGTTGAGATAGCAAAAGCTAAAGGAATTAAATTAATATCATTTGTCCAAGAGATTAACTGGGCTAGAAGATTTGACTATTTAATCGGTTCACATTATCAGCAAATACAAATAGATTTTGCAAAAGAAATACCATTAACACAAAGGTTTGGAATGTGCTTATTAGATCACGAACAATTAGTTAAAGACAGAATCAAACATCTTAACCATGTTCTAAAGCACACAGATACAGTTGTAATACATGATGCAGATATAGTTCAGTCATTTAACTTCCTGCACAAACCACATACGATTGAAATGCACAAACACTTAACACCAAACACAGCAGTTATTAGAAATGTTTAATCCTTACGAATACTTTAAAGGCAAGAATGTTTTACTCATTGGTAATGGTGAGAAGATAAAACAGATTGATTACAGTAAATACAATTCAATAGTTAGAATGAATCTTGGAGTTCAAGATAAACCATGTGATGTATGGATTAACAATCTAGTGTACGAGGGACATAATATGCTTAAAGAGATTCCTGATATACGTTGCATTGTAAGACTTAACTTTGAAAAAGATGGCAAGAGAGCAGAACGTATGCCTGATTGGGTTAAGAAAAAAGCTTGGCTATGGAATGTGTTTGAATACAATCAAATGACAATTAGGTATAACTATTATAGACCAACTACTGGCTTTGTAGCAATCTATTGGCTACTCAATCATTGTCAATGCAAAGTAACTATTACAGCATTTGATTTCTTTAAAACTAAGAATAGATATACAATGGAAGAAGTACAACACATTGGAACTCCAAAAGGATATAACCATGATGTTAAGTTAGAAGAAGATGTTATTACAAAGTTACTTCAAAGAGGAATTATAAATGCCATTTAGCAAACCACAACTAGACGTATATACTTGTCCAAAAAGATTTAGAGTTCTTATTACTGGTAGAAGATTTGGCAAAACACATTTAGCCATGTATGAACTATTAAGATTCGCAAGTAGAAAACCTAACTCAAAGATATTCTATGTAGCACCAACTTACAGAATGTCTAAAGAGATTATGTGGAAACAACTTAAAAGATTAGTTGTAGAAAAAAGATGGATTAAATATGCTAATGAAACAGAATTGTCTTTGGTGCTTAGGAATGGTTCACAGATTAGTTTAAAAGGTGCAGATAAATCTCCTGATAATTTACGAGGAGTAGGATTGGACTTCCTATTACTTGATGAGTATGCAGATATACCAGTAGAAGCTTGGACAGAAGTCTTGCGACCAACAATCTCAGATAAGCACGTTACTGGTAATGTATTATTTATAGGAACACCTAGAGGATTTGGTAATTGGAGTTATGAGATATACCAGAAGGGATTAGGAGATGACCCTGAGTGGAAATCATTTAAGTACACAACATTAGATGGTGGTCAAGTTGATGCAGAAGAAATAGAACAAGCTAAACGAGATTTAGACGAGAGAACATTTAGACAAGAATACTTAGCTTCATTTGAAACATACTCAGGAGTTGTTTATTACAACTTTGATAGAGAACAAAATGTCCAAGAATGTAAGTACGATAAAGATGCTATTATTCATATTGGCTTGGACTTTAACATAGACCCAATGTCAGCTTGTTTATTCCATGTTAAAAATGGTATCGCTTATGTATTTGATGAGATAGTTATTTATAGTTCTAATACTGACGAATTTATTGATGAATTATTATCTAGGTATAACAAAAATAAAATGATTGTTTATCCTGACCCAGCATCAAGACAACGTAAAACTTCTGCTGGTGGTAGAACTGATCTTACTATCTTGCAAAATGCTGGTTTAAATGTTAAAGCTAAATCTACTCATGCTTTAGTTAGAGATAGAGTTAATGCTGTGAACAGTAAACTAAAAGCATTTGATGGTAAGAGAAGTATTTTTATTAATCCTTCTTGCAAAACACTAATTAATAGCTTAATGAAACAAGTTTACAAAGAAGGTACAAATCAACCTGAAAAGAACAATGGCTACGATCACATGACTGACGCATTAGGTTACGCAATAGAATACATATTTCCAATTACTTCAAACTTACCAAAATCAGAACCTAAAAGATTTTCATAATGGCATACACAAGAAAAGATATAGAACAGCAACACACACAATACAAAGGTATGATGCCAAGATGGGAATATTACATCAGATCATATTTAGGTGGCAAAGAATACCAAGATGGAAAGTTCCTACAAGAATACCAATTAGAATTAGAATCAGAATATTTTAAAAGACTTGCTTATACACCATTAGATAATCATGCTAGAAACGTAATAGACATTTATTCATCATTCCTATTTAGAGTTCCACCAACTAGAGAACTTGGAACATTACAAGACGACCCATCAGTAGATCAATTCTTAGATGATTGCGATTATGAAGGTAGAACATTTGATGCTCTAATGAGAGAAGTACAAAACTATGCTTCTGTTTATGGACATTGTTGGATTATCGTGGACAAACCATCTACAAATGTAATGACACGTGGAGAAGAATTAGAACAAGGAATTAGACCATACCTAAACATCTACACACCTGAGAACGTATTAGATTGGAAGTACACAAGATCACCACAAGGATATTACTACTTAGAATATTTAAAGATTAGAGAATCAATAGAAGATGATAAAGAAGTTTATAAGATTTGGTATGAAGATAGAATTGATACAGTATTCTTACCAACTACAAATAGAGACGAACCAAAACTAATAGAGTCAGTTCCTAATCCTATTGGAAAGATTCCTGCTGTTATTTTATACAATCAAAGATCACCTATGAGAGGTTTAGGAGTTTCTGATTTAACTGATATAGCTGATTTACAAAAATCTATTTACAATGAACTATCTGAGATTGAACAAATTATTAGAATATCAAATCACCCAAGCTTAGTTAAAACTAGAGATACTGAAGCTGTTGGTGGTGCAGGTTCTATTATAGAAATTCCTGATAACATTGATGCAAACTTAAAACCTTATATCTTACAACCAAGTGGAAGTAATTTAGATGGTGTAATTAAATCAATAGAACACAAAGTAGAAGCAATTAATAGATTATCTCATGTAGGTTCTATTAGAGCAACTGGAGAGAGAATACAATCTGGTATCGCATTAAGAACTGAGTTTCAATTATTAAATGCTAGACTTGCACAAAAATCTAAACTGATGGAATTAGCTGAAGAACAAATTTGGAGACTATTTGCATTATGGCAAGAGACAGTATTTGATGGAGAGATTATGTACCCAACTACATTTGACATTAGAGACTGGGCAACTGATTTAGAATTATTACAACAAGCAAAAGCTTCTAACATTAAATCAACTACATTCACTAAGGAACTAGATAAACAAATAGCTAGAACTGTAATTGATAATGATGAAACACTTGCAGTAATAGATCAAGAAATTGATACCAATACTCAGGCACTTGGAGAGTTTCAACCACAACCAATAACATTACCTACAATTTAATGTGGCACAAGATTTATTACAGCAACTTCAAAGCATAAGAGAAAAAGCAGTAAATAATTTAGAAGCACAACATCAAAAACTTTTAAACGATACATTAGCAACATTAGAAAAAAGAGTAGTACAAACTGTATCAAATCTTCCTATTCAAGATGGTGTATTATTTAATACAAGACTTGCCATTGAGATAAGACCAAAACTACAACAAGCAATAGAAGAACTTTACTTAGCAAGAGTACAAACATTCATAAATGATTATGATAAGATTGCAGGAACTATTGTAGCAACTTATGGAAAGCTTCCTATACCTGCTGAGTTTAAACAAATAACAGAAGCAGATTTAGTAACTATTCAACAGTTAAAAAAGATAGCATTTAGTCAATTTCAAAATCTAGCAACTGAGTTCACCAACACATTAGCACAAGAAGTTTATCAATCTACATTAGTAGGAAAACCAATAACAGAAATGGTGCAAACAATTAGAGACAAAATAAATGGAATTTATCAACAAGCAGATACTAAAAAACAAAAAGAACTTGTAAATTTTATTCAAGAACAAAAGATTGCTGGTAAGACAAATACAGAAGATTTTAAAACAGCAGTAGATGAACTTAAACAATCTTATGGTTCTACTGTTACTGGTGCAAACCTAGCAGTCTATTCAGGTCAAATAGTCCAAGATGCTTTAATGGGTTTTGATGGACAGTTTGCAAAGTTTAGAGCAGATGAAATAGGATTAACTTCATATATCTATTATGGAACTATCATTAGAGACAGTAGAGATTTCTGTGTTGAACACGTAAACAAAGTATTTACCGAAGATGAAGCTAGAGAATTATGGCAACAAGAATGGCAAGGTAAATCTGGTAGCGACCCATTCTTAGATAGAGGTGGATATAATTGTAGGCATCATTGGCAACCAGTAGACCCTGATTGGGGAACTATTAAAGAAGATGGTACTTTTGAATATGATATAAATAAATTTGAACAACCAACAGAAACACAAGATACTACTACCATTGTTCCACCAGTTGTAACTCCAAGAACTAGAGCAGGAGTTAATGCTACATCTTTAGACAATCCTATAACAGCAGATAAATTACAAATAATACCAAAAACAGTAGCAATTAAATCATTAGAACAACAAGTAGTAAACGCAACTAAAGATGTAAGATACCCAGTTGATGCAAGTGGTGTTGCAATAAATAGATTTCGTAATCCACAAAATATTGGAAAAATATCATTAGGAAATATTAGTGAAAAATTATTAACAGAAATATCAGTTGTTAAACAAGAGTTAGATGATCTTGCAGATAAATATAATATTCCAAAAATAAGAGGTGTAGTAAAAACAAGATCTACTGCTAGATCTATTATGTCAATGGGAGATGGCAAGTTAAATGTAAATATAAACAAATCTGAAAATCTACAAAGATATAGAAATTTTTATCTTGAAAAATTAAAAGTAAAAGAAGTTAATTGGAAATTTGGAGATAACTTGGATAATAGACCATATAATGCCTTTATTTATTTTGACAATCAATTAGACCAATTAAGAAATGTTATGTACCATGAATTTGCTCATCATGTTCATCAAATGAAGGGAGTTACATCAACAACAGCAAATTATGGAATTAAATTTACACCAGTTGTGGAAGAAAAGCTTAAAACAATAACAAGGAATTTAAGAAAAAGTGCATCAAGATATGGAGACAAAGACCCTTACGAATGGTTTGCAGAAAACTTTAGTCTTTACGAGATGAAAAGAACAGATTTGGTAGACCCACAATTTATTAAATTTATAAAGGAGATATAATATGAAACCAATACAAGAAGCAGAACAAATAATACAAAAAAAAACACTAACTTTAGAAGATTACAATAGATTTATTGATTTAGGAAAATTAATAAAAGATGAAGAATCTAAATTAGAATACGATTGGTTGTGCGAAGCTATTGAAATTAGATTACCAGAAATAGCAGAAATAACTGGCAATTATGATTTTGTAAAAACTTCCGATCTATAAAAATATCCTAATACTGTTGCATTTTTGCAATTATCTTGATAATTGACAATAATAAACATATAGAAGGAGAACAAACAATGAACGACCAAGTAAAACAAGAGTCGGTTGAGAATACAGCATCTCAGGAAAAAGCTGGAGTAGAAGTTTCTAACAATCAAGAA